CCTGATAAACAAGAGGAGAGACGAGTTGTATCGGCTCGTCAAATGGGAGAATTGGTCTGATGTCAGGGGTGATGAACTGCTTGATGAGTGGAAAGTTGATGAACAAGAGGTCCTCTCGTGGGACAGGAGCGACCCCGAACTGATAGGAGAATTGGTTTGAATGAGTAACTGTGACTGTCCCGATTGTGTAGGTCTCGAAACCGCTTGGGACATGCTCGAGAAGAAACTCTGCCCTGAGGGGAAAGCAGCAGCCAAGAGGAAGTTCAAAGTCTACCCCTCTGCATACGCCAATGGCTGGGCAGTCCAGTACTGTCGTGGCAAGTTCAAGAAGAAGGGAAAGAAAAAATGAAACTTAAAAGAAAATCTTGCTGTTGTGGAGGGACTGAAAAAACACCTTGTGTTTGTATGGTTAAGGGAGTGATGAATTGTTCAGCAACATCTCCTAAGTGCCCTTGTTATGCTTTAATCGACAAACAAAAAAGCATTAAGAAAATGGTAGGAGTTTTGAGATTTTGACGACTCAATGTTCTTGTTGTACTCTCGTGGTCAAGGACTTGAATAGGTGGTTCAAGGAGAAATGGGTAGACGTATCAAGAAAGGACAAGAGTGGCAAGCACCCCCCTTGTGGAAGAAGCAAGGCGAAAAAATCATCAAAGGGGTATCCAAAGTGCAGACCATCAGTGAAAGTCTCAAGCAAAACACCGAAGACATCTGGAAGCATGTCCGATGGACAAAAGCGAGCAGCGACAAGAAGGAAGAGGAGTAAGAAACAAGGAGTGGGTGGAAAACCCACAATTGTTAAGATGGTAGGCGTAGTGCGCGTAGCGTGAGTTCAATGGAGTTCGAGCCCTGTACCTGTTGCACGCCCATGCAACAAGCGACCATGGCTCTCTTGGAGAACCACTTCGAGAAGGGCAAGAAGAAGTCCAAGCCATTCCACGGATACAATCCAAACCGGCACAGCAGGAAAGGCGGATTGAACGCCAAGGGGCGTGCTAAGTTCAAGAGGGAGGAGGGCGCGAACCTCAAGCCCCCTGTCACCACGAAGCCATCGAAACTCAAAGCCGGTAGCAAGAAAGCCAAGAGACGCAAATCCTTCTGCGCTCGCATGGGTGGAGTGAAAGGGCCAACTAGCAAGGGCGGCAAACTCACACCCAAAGGTGCGGCGTTGAAGAGGTGGAATTGCTAATGGCTCTGAAAAGAGAGAGTTGCTGTTGTGGTGGTGACAAGAAAAACCCGTGCAAGTGCATGGAGAAGGGAGTGATGAACTGCTCCATGAAACCACCCCGGTGTCCTTGTTACAGTCTTCTACATGCACAGAAGAAGGCCGCTGATAAAATATCGAAGATGGTGTTTGTAGTATGAGAGTTCTTTGTGATGATAGGTGGAATTGCTGATGGCAGACGAGCAGGGATTCATCAGTCGTTTCATAGAGCGCCTCTCTAGCGGTTTCAGGACTAAGACCACACCTGAGCCGATAATGCCCTTGTGGAAGTCGGGCATACAGGAGCCAGTCCTAGTTCAGGGAGTGAGCATACCAGCACTCTATGCCACCGTGCAGGAGAGCATCATACTCAGGACTACCATCAACACCCTCTGTCAGGAGATTTTCAGAAGAGGCCATTTCTGGGAGAAGAAGTTCCAGATGAAGTGCACTCACTGTGGTGAGGAGTACAAGCACGAGACGCAGCAGTGCAAGATATGCGACAACTCAGATTTCAGGAAGCCCGACGCTGACCAGATAATCTACCCACGCTGGTTCATCCAGCAGCGCAACAGCATGGACCAGACGTTCACCGATGTCCTCAGAGAGGTCGAATGGGACTTGGACATCGTCGATGATGCTTTCATCGTGCTCATCAAGGACTACTACTTCAAGGAGGGGTCCAACGACATAGAACTCTATCGGGTCAAGGAGATGCTACGAGGAGACCCTACGTTCATGAGGATAGTCTCGGACAAGCGTGGTGTCAGAGGTGGTCGATACCTAGTATGCCCCATTCACAGGGACAAGACCCATCCCTTCGGAGGCGACATCAAGAACTGTGAGGTTTGCAACCAAGCGTTGCAGGACGTCCATTTCATCAACACTGCTGGCTCGGGCAAGACCCAATACTACATCGAGGGGGAAGTGCTTCACTTCAGCAAGTACAACCCATCCAAACTCTACGGTAGGAGTCCTGTGGCCACACTATGGAGGCAGGCCATGACCCTGTCTGCCATGGACAACTACATGTACCTCGCGTACCAGAAGAGGAGGATACCACGAGGAGTCCTCGCTATCACGACGGACAACATCCAATCCACAGCATCCTTCTGGAAGGGCGCCGAAGAGAAGATGGAGCGAGACCCCAATTACATACCCAAGGTCGGCATCGAGTCTGCTACCGGGAGGGGTCGTGTGGAGTTCGTCCGCTTCATGGACTCGCTCGACGAGATGCAGTACGGTGCTGTCCGTGACGAATTGAGGATGCGGATAGCGGCCTTCTATGGCGTTTCCAACATCTTCATGATGGACAGCGGCAAAGGTGGTGGCCTCAATAACGAGGGCATGCAGATTCTAGTCACCAACCGAGCGGTGGAGTTCGGCCAGAAACTATACGGCAGGGAGGTATTCCCTCGCCTCTTCAAGTCTATGGGGGTGACTGACTGGGAAATGACTCTGTATCCGAACGAGGAGGAGGACGACGTCACACGTTTGAGAAGAGACGAGATGGAGGTCAACATAGCGCAGAGGATGCAGCAACTTGGCTTCCAACCTGAGTTGACGGAGGATGCGGGCAGGGACATTCGATTCTTCTACAAGAAACCCGAGATGGGGCAGCAGATGATGCCACCTCAGCAAGGAGGAATGCCTCCCGGCCCTATGCCTCCTGAAGACCAAGGCCCACCGGGAGGAGCAGCACCCGGCATGGCGCCACCACCTCCCGGAATGATGGCTCCCGGCATGGCGCCACCGGGAGTAGGCATGCCTCGCGGGCCTATGGGGCAACCAGCGATGCCGACTACGGCTCCCACGCAGGGAGGAGCACCCACTGACCCGAGAGCCACTAGGCAACAGAGAGTAGGGCAGGTTCCCAATAGAATCAGGTCTCGAAACAACCAGATACTCACCATGGAGAAGGGAATGGGCGCAGGCTCTGGCTCCGAGAGCGATGGCACTCGCCAAGGAAAGATAGCACCAGTCAGTTCCGAGACTGCGAGAGACGGAGCACCACAGTCCAAGAAGAACCAAAGAGGGCACAAGAAAGGACCGATGGAGCAGGCAATGGATGCCATCGAGGATGCGAAAGCGTCGGCTGCTGACCCCCTCAACAACAAGAAAGAGAGCAACCTGAACTGAGCGCTAGTTTAATGAGGAGATAGGCAATGCGGGAACACATGTCCGACACGATTCGCAAACTCGACCCTATGGTTCGGAAACTCGAAACCAGCATAACCGAGTTCAAGAGCGCCCTTCAGAATAACGACCTAGTCGCTGCTCAGCAGTTCCTCAGGTCGATACACCAGACGAGTGACTACCTCTCTGAGGATGTCACTTCGATATACAAGTCGGAGACCGAGGGCAACAAAGCGACTGGTGTCAATGACATCTACGCAGGCGGTGCTCCAGTGATGCAATTCAAAGAGCAAGGTTCCATACAGAAAGGAGACAGACCACTTGGCTACATCGGCCCTGACGGCATCCAGTCAAATTGGAAACCTCAGGGTGGGTTCGGTCAGAGGGTCGAGTAATGTCAGAAGAAGTCACCAACCTCATGGACGCTCTCATCACCAAGATGGAGCGAATGGACGGCGACATAGACTCGCTTCGCGCACAGAACCTAGAACTTCGCAAGATGGTCTCTGACCCTGATACCATGCTACTCAAGTCTGGCTTCGTCAAGGCCAGCACCCCACGCACGGACGACGTATGGGGTGACCCTCTCAGAGGAGAGAGGAACGAGGTAATCGAGAAGGCAGCCATAGCCATTGACGGTGTCATGGTAATGCCTGAGAACAACGCTGACTGGCATGAGATGGGCTGGGATGAGATTCACGCGATGGCCAATGAGGCCGCAATATCAGAAGGAAGGCCGGTGGACCAATGAAGCCAATGAAAGTAACAGCAGGGGAGTTCGCTCCAGATGTAGAGGAAATGCTAGAGAAAGCAAATAACATGGAGGAGATGCTCATCAAAGTCGCAGAACTACAAGACGACTCGCAGATGAGGAACATCACAGGTGTCGAAGAGGCACCCATGACTCACTACTGGACCAACCAGCAACAACCTGAGGAGAAGATTGAGTCCGTGTCCAAGAAGAACGTCGGTCCTCAGAACGTGACCATGCTAGACGCCAATCCCCACCAGACTGGCTCCACTCTCGCTGCTCACGAGAATACCGCTGGTGGTATCAGAAAGGCAAAGGAATCTAAGCCTGATTTCTTCGATGCTGATGGTGATGGCAATAAGACTGAGTCAATGAAAGATGCTCTCAAGACTAAGAAGAAGGGCAAGAAGGTCGCTATCAAGAAGGGCAATATGGGTGAGAAGGACAAGTATTGCATGAAGAACTTCGGCAAGAAATACTCCGAGTGTTCAGCCAAGCAAAAGGCACAGTGTGATAGAGCACACGGCCCAGTCAAGAAAGGACCGATGGACGCTCTAGCAGCACTCACTGGAGGGGGCGGAGGAAAGCCCCCAATGGGTGGCGACATGGGCGGTGGCGACATGGGTGACATGGGCGGTATGGGAGACGACATGGGTGACGACGATGACCCACAAGCACTAGCAGACAAAATCAAGGGACTAGTCGATAAGTTAGCAGGCGGTGCTGGCGGCGGTCCAGACATGGGTGACATGGGCGGCGACATGGGTGGAGGTCCATCTATGGGTGGCGGTGGTGCACCCGGACCAATGTGATAGGGCGGTGGTGATTGTGTGCAGGAGACTCCTCAAGAGCATTTCCTGAACGCCAAAGCACGTTTCCAGAAGCACTATGACGAGGAAGACGCTGCAGAGTTGCTTTTCGCTTGCAACAATCTAATCAATCACGGCATAGATTTGGATTGGGACAATACCCTCCAGAAGATGGAGGACATCCTCAAAGAGAAGGCGAAAGTCGTAGCAGAGGAGGCCCTAGCCACTGAGGAAGAGAAGAAGAGAAGAAGGCGATTGATAAGAGAAGGGCCGGAACAACGACGGAAAGACCTAGTGAGCCTAGACCCACTTAGAAGCAGGATAAATCCCGAGACTGGGGTATCCGAAAAGGAAAAGTACGGACAGACCAAGGTCAGCAGAAAGAAGAGCGGCACTGCTCCCGCAGAGGGATTATCAGAAATCAGAGACTACAAGACTGCTCCTATAGCCTTCGATATACCCGAGACAGAATACGAAGCCATGGATAGAGAAGGAACCCCCGGTCGTCGTCAAGGAGACCCTGTCTCTTACTTGGGTTACCTCAGCGGGAAGGGTGGGAGATACAGGCACATTAGCATGGCTGACGATGGCGGCCTAGAACACATACAGACTCTAGTCAGTGACAGACCCAAAGGAAACTACTTCGATACCAAGGACGAACATGACTGGCTGAGTCTTTTCCATGAGAATACCCTCAATCCAAATCTATATCGCTATCTATTAGCGTATTATCATCCCAAGAGTGCGACATTCGTCGAAAAGATGGACAGGGAGATGGATGAGCATGATGCTAAAATCTTCATGGAAGCAATGGGCATAGACGATGAGACACTCAAAAACAACCCGAACGCCATGCTCGAGGAGATGCGGAGAAAAACTCCAGAGCAAAGGGAGAAACTCTACCAAGAGTTAGGGCATCTTGCCCCGAATGCTCTCGGGCCAGTCGCTGAGATGATGAGGCATCGCATCTACATGAGAGCCTTCAGCCAATGGGACAAGTGGTACTCACAGGCTTACCCAGACTCGCCTCTGCTAGGAGAGAGCCAAGAGGAGGTCGAAAAACGCCAAATACTCTTCTTAGAGCACAAAGCCCTCAAACTCGATGGTTGCAATTTGCCTTTCATTCAGAAATCTCTCTACAACGATAAGGGTGAAGGGAAGCAGAGATATCTCGATATTATCTCAAAAGACGCTTACAATGACCGGGAAAACAGAAACCCTGCCAATGCGATGGGCACACGACCCTTGGAGTTTGGACTAGAGATGCTGGATTCAGACCCAACGGTAGATGACCTCCACGAGATGAAGACTTGCATTGCCCTGTTCGGCATGCAAGTGAGCCATGACTTGGACCGAGCCCATAACAAGGAGGACACTGAAAACATACCTGCTGATTGGGAAGAAGCGTGGAACTTGACAGAGAACGAAGACGATGACCATTGGGATAGGAACAGCAGAACGGTGTCAGGCTCTACCGATGACTTCGGGGATATATCTTTCTTCTTCAGAGACGGTGACCCGTTCGGCATAGGGTGGACTGAGAAGGAGTGGCTGAATCACATGATGCGCTCCCAACACATAATGACGCTCGCCTATCACTATGGTTGGACTTCTCCTCACAATATCTCCAACAACCACGTACAGAGTCAGGTCCTAGCCAAGAATCCGAACATATGGGAGGAATCAATGCAGCGTGCGTTGAACGAAGCACACAGGTTCTTCGCTAGGGACATGCTAGACATTGACGAACATGGGAACATAGTTCCCAATGAGGAGGGCAAGGATGTTCGAGCAGGCAATGAGAGGAGCAGAGCCGCAGGTAGACAACTAGCGGAAATCAGACCAATTTTCGCCAAGGTGAGGGATTTCTACGATGCCAGAGGGGAGTTTGACACGGAAGACGGCTTACCGAGGGGAGAAGGGCATTCCTACGTGAATTACAAAGACACCAAAGCGACTCTCGAGAAGTGGCTACGAGATGGTGCTATTGATGCACAGGACATGTTGCAGATGGCTGAGATGCTCGCGTTGGAAAACGATGGACATGGTGATGCCACTGATGCATTTCGTGACCTCCAAGGCCATCATCAAAGCAAAATCTGGCCTATTACTTTCCCTGTCGCCCCCACAGACCTCCGAGGGTCTGGGATGGATGAGTTGCACGAGAAAGGAGGTCTTGCGAAGAAGAGCCCCTACTACCCAACTCTCACTTTGTTCACGAACACTGGAGGTGGGTTGAACTATGACCTGAACGATTCCTTCCACATTTACCTACAGAGGAACCCTGACTTGGGTCGTGAGGTGATGCAGAGCATGTTGGAATTATCTGACGTGCTAGAGCCATTACACCCAGACATAAGGACAATGTCATCAGAAGAGCGTGAAAAGCATCTCCCCCCGTCTTGGGTTGCTACGAAAGAGGCAATTCTGGCATTGCAGAATGATGCTTCATTGAACGATATCTACGAAAATGACCAA